GTGAAATATTTCCAAAGCAAGAACGAATTGAAAAAGAACGNGGTGATGTTGGTAACTTTCTTAACCTTCCTTATTTTGGTGGCACTGACAACAATAGGTATGCTTTTCTGGATGATGGCTCTGCAGCTACTCTCGAAGAGTTTTATAATCTTGTTGAAAGCTTTAAAATATCTGAAGAAGATTTTTTAAAAATAAAATTAAAAAAGAAAAAAAATTTTAAAGAAATGTCAGATGGTCCTCCATGTTTAGAAACTTTTATGTCTACTAAAATTCAAGAGGGTGGTAGAGATGTAATACTTTTCCATTACGGTGTTTACGCAAAAAAGAAATGGCCAAAAGAATGGCAAGATAAAATTTCAGAGTTTAATCAAAAGTATATGGTAAAACCATTATCCATGAATGAAGTTATTAAAACAATTAAACAACATGAAGATAAAGATTATAATTACACATGTAAGATTGAACCAATGTGTTCGCATTGTAATAGCACTGTGTGCCAATCAAGAAAGTTTGGTATTGGTGATGACTTTGAAAGTAAGTTTGACGATTTAACAAAATATCAATCAGATGAATCACAATGGTTTATTACTGTTGATGGTAAACGTTTAAGTTTATCTAATAATGAATTGTATGATCAAAATCTTTTTCGTAAAGCATGCATGGGTAGAATTAATATTTTACCAAATTCTTTGAACCCAAGAGATTGGACAGCGAGATTACAAGCACTATTAGCTAATGTAAAAATTATACAAATGCCAATTGAAGTAACTGCAGCGGGTAGATTTGCCGAGTTACTTGAAGAATTTATCACGGACCAAGGTGACGCTCAAGATTGGGAAGGTTTACGTTTAGGTCAAGCATTACATAAAAATGATAAAATTTATTTTCGTCTTGAAGCATTGGTTGAGTTTCTTACTAAAAAACAATTTAAATCTTTTAACCAAACACAGATACATTCTAGTATAAGAGGGTTGGATGGAGACAGTGAAACAACAAGAATTAGTGGTAAGGTTCGCCGTGTATGGTACGTTCCAAAAGCATTTGCATTAAAGGATAAGGATCAACATGAACATGAAACACCAACATTTGAAGAGGAGATACCTTTTTAATGGCTGTTAATTTAATATTTGGTCCACCAGGTACAGGTAAAACAACTTACTTAATTGAACAAGTTGTTGCAAAAGAATTACCTAACACATCACCTGATCGTATAGGNTACTTTGCGTTTACACAAAAAGCAGCAAGAGAAGCTCTTAACAGAGCACTTGTATTTTTTCCTGATAGTAAAGATCAAGATTTTAAATACTTTCGTACATTACATAGTTTAGCTTTTATGGCTTTAGGTNTAGCNGAATCAGATGTNATGAATGATGAAGACTATAGATATTTATCGCAACANCTACAGGTCAAGTTATCTAATCCNAATTCAGAAGTTTTAGGATCGTATGGTGTATCATCACCTAATGATATTTTTATGCGTGTCATTGATATGGCAAAAATAAATGGTAACACATTATACGCACAGTTTCAGCACAGTGGACACATGCAAGGTGGGTGGCCTAAATTAAAATTAATTGCTGAAACGTTACATGATTATAAGTTCGGTCGTGGTGGTAAATATAAATATGATTTTACTGACATGATTGTAGAATTTTTAAAAGAGGATATTGCACCACGGCTCGACGTTCTTATTATTGATGAAGCTCAAGATCTTTCTTACATACAATGGCAAATGGTTGATAAGCTCGCAGAAAAAGCAAAAAGAGTTTACATTGCAGGAGATGATGATCAAGCAATATTTAATTGGGCAGGAGCTCGTAGTGANTATTTATTAAATAGAGAAGGNAACAGAATCATTCTTGATAAATCGTATCGCTTACCAATTAAAATACAAGAGCGTGCAATTAATTTAATTAATCGTGTAAANAATAGAGTAGCAAAAACATGGAGNCCTAAAGAAGAAGAAGGCAACATTGTGCACTTACCAAGGCGAAATTATGAACATTTAAAAACAGGAAACTGGTTAATCCTTGGCAGAACAAATTATTTTTTAGATCAAATAGAAGATGACTTACGTATACTTGGATATTTTTATCATCGTGCAGACAAAAGTTCTATTGGTAAACGTTTAGTTAATGCTATCACAGCATGGCGAGATCTTCAGAAAGGAGGGTTCATAGATTTTAATCAATTGAAAGATTTGTATTATTATATGAATAGTAATGTTGGTGTTGAACGTGGCTATAAAAATTTAACAGGCGTTGATCCTGAATCAACATTTACCTTTGATCAATTACAACAACATAACGGATTGCAAGTACCAAAAGATTATTCATGGCATGAAGCATTAGACAAGGTTCCTGAATATAAAAAAGCGTATGTCTCTACCGTTATACAAAAAGAAGGTAGCTTTAATCCCGTACCACGGATCACGCTCTCCACCGTACATGGAAGTAAAGGCGGAGAAGCAGATAATGTAATGGTTTTATCTGATTTATCACGTAAGGCTGATGAATCATATTGGCGACAAAAAGATGATGAGAGAAGAGTTTTTTATGTTGCTTTAACTAGAGCTAAACAAAATTTATATTTAGTTCGTTCACGCAGTAACAGAGAATTCAGAGAGGTATTTGCATGAAAAAAACATCTGACTTTTTAAAGAAAGCAATTGAGTTAGTCGAGGGTCAACGACAAGAAGATTACGGTGACAAAACACTTAATCATCAAAACATCGCAAGATTATGGACAGCGTTTCTTGATGTAGATATATCGCCTCATGATGTAGCTATCTGTATGTTGTTGGTAAAAGTTGCACGGCTCAAGAACATGCATACGGATGATTGTTATGTTGATATAGCAGGATACGCAGGCATTGCAGGAGAAATAAGTAAGAAGGAGACATCATGACACAAATACCTTTATTTCAGCCACCAAGTGAATGGATACCACCTGAAACAATACCAGACTTATCAGAAGCAAAAGAAATTTGTATTGACTTAGAGACAAACGATGTTGGATTAAATTCTAATATTGGTCCAGGTTGGCCTGTTAAAAAAGGTTTTGTTGCAGGCGTAGCTATAGCAGTAGATGGATGGACAGGATATTTTCCTTTACGTCATGAAGGTGGTGGTAACTTTGATGAAAAAATTTTTATAGGACAATTAAAAAAGATTTTAGAATTACCATGCGATAAAGTTTTTCATAATGCCATGTATGATGTGGGATGGCTACACGCTATGGGTTTAAAAGTACATGGTCGTATCATTGATACTATGATTGCAGCACCGCTTGTTGATGAAAACAGATTTCGATATGCATTAAATGATCTTGGCAGACATTATCTTGGTGAAACAAAGAGTGAGGCATTATTATATGAAGCAGCTAAAAGTTGGGGCGTAGATGCAAAAGGTGAAATGTGGAAACTGCCTTGCATGTATGTTGGTCCTTATGCGGAGCAAGATACGGTGCTCACGTTAAAGCTGTGGCACTTCTTTAAAACAGAATTACTTAAACAAGATTTATTATCTATTTTTGATTTGGAAACAAAGCTTTTTCCCATTCTATTTGAAATGAAAAAGAAAGGCGTTAGGATAGACCTTGATGAAGCAGAGCGTACGAAAAATGATTTTGCTAAACGCGAAAAGAAAATACTGGATACTATCCGCAAAGATACAGGTGTTGCTGTGGACATATGGACTCCGACATCAGTGGCAAAAGCTTTCGATGCAGAAAATATTACATATGATCGCACACCTAAATCGGGTCAGCCTAAGTTTGATAAAAATTTTCTTAACTCGCATCCTAGTCAATTGGCTAAGAACATTGTTGAAGCGCGCGAGATTAATAAAGCACGAACCACGTTCATCGATACAATTCTCAAGCATACGCACCGAGGCAGGATTCACGCAGAGATCCACCAAATGCGTTCGGATCAAGGAGGAACGGTAACAGGTAGGTTCTCGTATAGTAATCCTAATTTACAGCAAATACCTGCGCGTAATAATGTTATTGGTCCACGTATCAGACGATTATTTATTCCTGAAGAAGGTTGCAAGTGGGGTACATTTGATTACTCGCAACAAGAACCACGGATCACGGTTCACTTTGCACGATTAACCAATGGAGGTTTACCTGGCTCTCATACCGTCATAGAAGCNTATGAGAACGAAGATGCAGACTTCCACCAAGTTGTAGCCGATATGGCAGGAATCGATCGTAAGACCGCNAAAACAATTAATCTAGGCATGATGTATGGTATGGGCAAAGGTAAACTTGGTTCTGAATTAGGTTTAGATGAAGAAGATACAGCAGACCTTTGGAAACAATATCATAAACGTGTTCCTTTTGTAAAAGAGTTAGCGGATAAAGTATCAAGCCGCGCGCAAGAAGTTGGCTATATACGAACCTTACTTGGTCGCAAATGTCGTTTTGATTTATGGGAGCCAAACTTATTTGGTATCAACAAACCCTTACCACGCGATGAAGCAGAAAGAGAACATGGTAAGAACATTCGCCGTGCCTTTACTTACAAAGCACTTAACAAATTAATACAAGGAAGTGCCGCCGATCAAACAAAGCAAGCGATGATAGATTT